TTAGGTATTACTCTTTTATTCCAAAGATTCTCCATTGGATCTATTACGTTCAAGTGATGGCTTTCAGTAGTCCAAGCATACTCTGCACCACTCGGACTTTCGCCACACATTAAGCTATCATCTAATAAATATGAAACAATAGAATAGTTTTTATTACTGCTCATTTCACTTTCTTTTGAACTTTCAAACGGTTCACGCATCCAAAAGAACGGAGTTTTAATAGTTTGAAAATCGTTTAACTCCATTGCAGTATCGGATAATTTACCACTAAAAAAGTTTATTCCATAAGTGTTTGCAGTTTTTGGATATGGTAAATCTAATTCAGCCCCAACGGTAACATCAACATATTCATTTAATACAACTTCTTTAATTATAAAAGAAACCGTAATTATAGGAACACCATTTTGAACACTTAACACCCTTCCTTTTCTTAAATGCAAAGTATCACAAGTGAAAAATCTATAAGCTATAATTGTCGAACCGTTATAAATAGGTACTACACTATTGATATACAATGTAGTATCAATAGTTTCAATTACCTCTTTCATTATGGCTCTAAAATTCTTCATAGTTGAGTTAAGTAATGTTTTTGTAAAGTTGAATAATCTGGATAATCAGCTAAATTTTGATGAATGTATTTTTGAATAACTTTGTAATTATTTACAGTTAAATTGTATTTTTGAGTAAATAAAAATGAGTTGCCACCAACTGCAACACTGTTTGTAGTTTCCTGAAATCGTTGTCCTATTTGCGTTCCAGTATAAGGAGCGAATCTATGCCACTCAAACCATACCATAGCAATAAGCATTTCTTTCATACCACTTGAGTAGTTTTCAAAACCGTGACAATCAGGTAAACGAATCTCATTGTAAATAGCTAAGTATTCAGGGTCATTAGGTACGCCACTATTCCCAGCAGCATTAGCCAATAACAAAGGTGCAATCGTAGTACCTAACAAATCATTTAACCACTTATTCTCAATATTTGTTTGTAGTGACGTAAACTGTCCTACATTTTGAGCGGTTGTAGATACTAAATATTGACCGATAAAATCAGATGAATTTATTAAAGTAGCCATTATTTTTTAGTTGGTTTTTTTGCTTTAGGTTTAACTTCTTCTTTTACTTCATTTACAAACTCAACAAATCCTTGTTTTACCAATTCTTGAGCAAGTAAATAAGGTAGTGACTTCTCGAATCCTACTACTCCTAATACACATTCTTTTATAACTTTTACTAATACTTTTTTCATATTTATAGGTTTTTACCTCAAAAAGCCCGTACATTTCTGCACGGGCTAATTTTAGGGTAAAATTTATTAAGCAGTTTCTAAGGCTGCCATAGCAGTAGAGAATGTTCCTTTAACAAAGGCAGTTCTATCGTTGTTTTTAACAACTACTGCGCCTCTCCATTCAGCTAAGATAGTACGTAAGTTTTTAGTGTAATCGTTACCATCTAATCCCATCTCAATTCTCAATGTTCCTTTTTCATAAAGCGTTGCTTTTGTGAAATCACCAATTAAGAATGTACCAACAGAAACAAGAGTAGTAGGTATGATTGGAATACCATCCATAAATAACGACCCTCCAATTTCAGCTAAACGCTCAACATAACGTCTATCAGTTGCACTAACTTTGTACAATTTCAATTTAGTTACATCAGTTGGATGCATAAAAATATGAGTTGGCATATCTTGTTCAGCAATCATAATTTGATTAACCGAAACAACAAGTACATCTACTTCATTAGCATTGTCAACAGTTGCAGCGAATGAACCAGCAGCAAATGTAGTCGCAACAGTACTCACACCGTTCAAGTTTGGAGCAGTACCGTTTCCAGAATAAGCACCTAACTCAACCGCTTTTAAAAGTTCTCTTAAAAGTTCAGCATTGATTTCACTTTCGATAAAATCAATATCGTCTAACATTTCAGTTGATACTTTAATAAAAGCAGAATATTTAACAACCGCTTGAGATGCAACAACTAAGTTAAAATCAATTTGGTTTTTAGTTGCTCCTTCCTCTGTCGTTCCAGCAGAACCTTCTTTAGCATCTTGATAAACCCAAGATATTAAATTTGAGTTTGCTCTACGTCTAGAAAGAACATCTAAGAATCTTACACGTCTTGAAGCAATTACGTTTAATCCTGGTATTCTTTCTTCAACTGGTACATTTCCGCCAGATATGTTAGTAGATTCTAACATCGTTCCAACCGCTTTAATAACCATTTCAAATCCTTCTTTTGAAGTTTTTAAACCTTTGATTTTGTCAAGGTTTGCTTCTAAAGATTTTCTAAGGTCACCAACTGAATTAGCAGCGTTTTTATCCGCTTCATTCATTGCCTCAATTCTCAAACCAATAGACTCTAAAGATTTGTTTAAGGTTTTCATTTGGTCTAATTGTGTAGCTTTGAATTCAGCAATAGCGTTATCCAATTCTGTTTTTGTAGCTTTACCATCAACATTTTTTTCTAATGTATCAATGTATGCTTTCAATTCTGTGTTATACTCATTGTATAAACCAGCTTGTTTTTCAGCATCGAAAACATCGAAAGTTGCCTTGTCGATAGATTTTGATGTTAAAAACTCTAAAAATGTTTTTTTCATTTTATTTAGTTTAAATTGTAAATACTTATTTTGTTTTTTGTCGGAGTGATGGAGTGCGATTTATCGGCTTCGACTTCGGGTGTTTGAGTGACTTGTGTCGGCTCTATTTTCGATTGTACTACTCTAGTTGCATCATTAGAACCTTGTAAAACCATACTTCCTTCACTTACTATGCCAGCCTCTAAGACCGCATAAAAGTATATGATTTCGTCAAAGTCCTCTTTATTTGCAATTTGAGGATAGTATTTATCAAAATTCTTTTTATAATCTTTGTCCTCTTCTTTGTCAGAATTATAGCAAAGGACTATATTGTAGTATCTCATTCGGACACTATTTTCAACATCTAATCTATCATTGATTATTGACTTTGCAATATCTAAACGAATTTTGTCCTTTGGTATCTCAAATAACAATGCTTGTGTTTTACCACTATAAGACTTACCAACTAATGACCATTCAATATCTTTAATTAATAGTTTTACATCAGACTTCCAAGCTATCGTTGTAGTGGTTTTTAGTTCGTGGTCTGCAACGTAGAATATATTACCTTGTTGCTCTCGTGCTGACTTATTGAATAACCCAGTAATATGTAAATCATTGTGAGAATCTAAATAACCAATGGTATTAATGACTGGGTAAATATAATTTTCTTTAAACGTTGCATCCGCTTTTACTACTTCGGTATCTATTGTTGATGCAGTTTTAATTGAACTACCTTTGTCAACTGACTTGTAAATATTAGCTTTCTTAACGTCAATAATAGAGGTAACATTGTTTCGAAGTGCTTTGAATAAGTCTTCTTTATTTTCAAATGTAGTGTCTAATTCTTTACAATAAATCATTTATTTATAATTTCGTTTGACTTAATTAAATTCAATTTAGCTTGTAATAATGATTTTATTTCAATATTCGTTGCATTAGAAATTTGTTTTTCTAAATCTTTAATTACCGTTTGTTTAGGTTTATTTACCATTTAAATAAAAATATTACCATTCATAATTTGCAAATGTATATAAAATAAATGTACATTTGCAAATAAAATATAAAAAAAATGGCAGAAAATATTTTTTATCGTTTAGGGGCTTTCATTACGGGTGGTAAAGATGCTTACACACAAACAAACTTTGGCTCATACGTTCAATGGGGTCTTCAAAAAGGTGAAACAACAGTCGATACTACTTGGGACAACCTTTACGAACTTGCACGAACCACTCCACAAGTAGCAGCAGTAATTGACCGAAAGGCATCAATGTATTCAAACGGTCGCTGGAAACATTATAAATTGGTAAACGGTAAAAAGACTTTAATAGAAAATTCAGATGCCGTTTATATTTTAGAGAATCCAAACCCTATTCAAAACGGTAGTGAGTTAGACAAATCAATGATTTGGAGTGATGAAACGTATGGCAACTCAATGGTTAATTTGTTACGTAAATCTTTACCAATACCAACTGCCATTTATAATTTGCCGATGCAATATACCGTTATCGGTCGCACTGGTAAAATGTTTAATCAAGTTGAACGTGAAAAAATAATTGATAAAATCTATATTGAGTACAATGGCACTCGTGAATACTTTGACGTAAAAAATGTATTGCACTTTAAAAACTCTAACCCTAACGACCCTTTAATGGGTATTTCGCCACTCGATAAATATAAACTAGCAATAGCAAATATTCGGGCTTCAATGGGTTTTAGAAATAGAATCATTACAAATGATGCTGCGCTAGGGTTTATGAGTTCCGATACGGGTCAAAATGGCATGGGTTTAGGTTTAACTCCTGATGACATTAAAAGAATGAATGAAGCACGTGCTGGATTGTTTGGTATGCAAGAGGGTAAAGCAAATATTCAATACGTTGAAGGGTCGGCAAAATGGAATCCAATGTCTTACCCAACAAAAGATTTAATGTTATTTGAGGAAGTAGACCAGGACTTCAAACTTATCATTGATGGATTTGGGTTGAATGAAAATATATTTTCTTTCAGTAAAGCATCGACTTTTAGCAACTACGAACAAGGTTTAAAAGCAGCCTATCAAGATTGTATTATTCCACTTGCTGAGGATAGGGCATTAGGTTTTACTAAATTCTTTGGTATGGATGGTGTTAATGAATGGCTTGAAAAAGACTACTCACATTTAGAGATTTTAAAAGCAGACCAAACTAAGTTAGCTACTGCCGACAAAACTAGAGCAGAAACGATCCAAATACTTCAAGCTAATGACCGCACCGACTTAGCCGACATTATCGCATCAGAATTTAAAAAGTGATTGGAAGAATAGAGCAAGTCCAGTAATTGAATCGGGAGCATCGTCATTTATATTCTTACCTTC